TGCGTTGCGATGAAGGGCATGGTCGTGACGCGCGCGAGTTGCGGCAATGAGGCGGGACTGTAGGGGAGGGAGGTACAAGGAGGCAGAAAAAACGCACGCTAATTTTTAGGTGATGTTTTTGTGCCATTATCTAGACTCAGCGCACTGAATTGTCAGAAAAGGATTTTGAGATGGCTACATCAGGTAAAGCAGAAAGTAATCGAATTAAATTTGCCTATTTTCTTCCAGGGTGGATGTATGGGGTAGGAGATAAAACGACCCTTCGAGCGACTGCTAAATCAATCCTCACATCTGAGTACCAACTAAGTATGAAGGGGGCTATTTTTTGTCCCGAATGCTGTGTTGGCTTATTTCGTTCACCAGAGGAAGGTGAAAAAGACTCCAACGGTCGTGCCGCTTATTTTGCCCACAGTCGAAAACATAGGCCTTATTGTGGGCTGCGAGTAAAAAAACGCGATGGCTTGCGGTTCACTGATGAAGAAGAGGCCAAGCAAGCAGTCGATGACGAATTGTTGGTAGTTGTGAAAAGTTTTATGAAGGAAAAGCCGGCTGCGCCTCAACTGCCAGGTCAGATTTACACAGGTCCTGTGGTAGAGGATATTAATGGTGATTTAGCAGAGGTTCCGATCCGACGACATAATGGTGAGCAAATTAAACTACCTAGTCGAATCACTACGGTTCGAGGTCTCTGTATAAGATTTGATAAAAACTACCATAAATATTATTTTCTCCCGGGAGCTCAGTATCCACAGCTGTTGAGTGATGCTTTAGTGGAGGTTTCGAGAGTGAAAGCGGTTAATGAAGTTCCTAGGTTGTACTATGGCCGTGTGAAAAGAATACGTATCATGGGGGAAGGGAACCCCTCGAATATTCAAATGACCCGAATTGAATATGATAACGATGGTGAGTACCAGGACTTTACGTTAAAAATGACGGTTCGTGATTCTGTTGAACATGGAATTACTGAGGCGGCAATTGGTAGGGTCTTGATGATGTATGGCGCTGTTTCTGAGAGCGGGACTGGCCTAGCTATAAGTGGTTTAGGGTGGGGTGAATTCGCATTGCTGCCGTCTAAATACGATTCAGTTTTATATCCAGTAGAAGGGGTGCGACATCAAGAAACATTTGAGGAGTTGTTAGCCCACGCAACAGACCTCAGTGTGGAAGATCTTGAGGAGTGGATGGAAAGCGAGGAAGCGGAATTTACCGATGACGGAGTTCTTGTAGGGCATGTCGTGAATTTTCGCGATGACACTCCAGAAGAAATAATGAGTCAAGTGTCGGGGAGAACCGGTTCGTATACCGCGAACGTGGGGATCATCTATACGGATGATGAGCAGTTGGATTCTTGAACCTATTTTAAGCTAGGTCATATCTACGAGGCTGAATGGGTTGGTTTCTATTCGGCTTCGCTTACTTTAATTGTTAAATCCAAGACTACACATATCGGTGCTTCTGACTCGCGGGCGCGAGCGGCAGCATCGCGGCCATGACTACAACCGCACTGCTGCCCATCGATCCCCGCCGCCAATCCAAGTTTCTGTACTGGATGGGTTGGCGCATCTGCGAGATTGCTGAGGCTACGGGCGAAAAGGAAAAAACGCTACACAGCTGGAAGGCCCGCGACGAGTGGGATCGGGCCGACAACGTCGAGCGCATCGGCGGGGCGCTGGAAGCGCGATTGGTGCAACTGATCCTCAAGGACAACAAGAGCGGTGGCGATTTCAAGGAAATCGACCTGCTGCACCGGCAGTTGGAACGTCAGGCACGGATCCAGCGCTTTCAGGGCGGCGGCACTGAAACCGACCTCAACCCGAACCTGGCCAAACGCAACGAAGGCCCGAAGAAGAAAACCCCGAAGAACGACATCAGCGAAGACCAGATCGAGCTGCTGCGCGAGGCGTTTATCGATGGCTGTTTCGACTACCAGAAAGACTGGTACCGCGCCGGCAATCAGCGAACCCGCGTCATCCTCAAAAGCCGGCAGATTGGCGCGACTTACTACTTCGCTCGCGAGGCGTTTATCGATGCCCTAGACACAGGGCGCAATCAGATTTTCCTGTCAGCGTCGAAGAACCAGGCCTACCTGTTTCGCGGGTACATCCAAGCCTTCGCCCGGGAAGTGATCGGTGTCGAGCTGACTGGCGATCCCATCGTGTTGCCAAACGGCGCTGAGCTGTTTTTCCTTGGCACTAACGCCCGCACCGCCCAGGGCTACCACGGCAATTTCTACTTCGATGAATTCTTCTGGACGTTCAAGTTTGAAGAGCTGAACAAGGTCGCCTCGGGCATGGCGATGCACAAGAAGTGGCGTAAGACCTACTTCTCGACGCCGTCGAGCATGGCCCACGAGGCTTACACCTTCTGGACGGGAGAGCGATTCAACAAGGGCAAGCCCGCCGCACAGCACACGAAGGTGGATGTGTCCCACGGTGCGCTCCAGCAGGGCCGATTTTGCGAGGATCGGCTGTGGCGGCAGATCGTCACGATCCTGGACGCGGAGCGGGGCGGCTGCGACCTGTTCGACATTGAGGAACTGCGCCGGGAGTACAGCCCCGAGGCTTTCGCCAACCTGCTGATGTGCGAGTTCGTCGATGACGGCGCGAGTATCTTCCCGCTGACACTGTTGCAGTCCTGCATGGTGGACAGCTGGGTCGAATGGGCCGAGGACTACAAACCATTTGCCATGCGCCCGTTTGGCGACCGTCAGGTGTGGATCGGCTATGACCCGGCCGAGACTGGCGACTGCTCCGGCATGGTGGTCGTTGCACCACCGTTGGTGCCCGGCGGCAAATTCCGCATATTGGAGCGACACCAGTTCCGCGGCATGGACTTCGCCGCGCAAGCCGCGTTCATCAAAAGCGTCTGCGATCGCTACTGGGTGACCTACATCGGAATTGACGTCACCGGCTTGGGGAGCGGTGTGGCGCAGCTGGTGCGCCAGTTCTTCCCGGCGGTGACCACCTTCAGCTACTCGCCCGAAGTCAAAACCCGCCTGGTACTCAAGGCCTACGACGTGATCCACAAGGGCCGGCTGGAGTTCGACGCCGGCTGGACCGACATGGCGCAGTCGCTGATGGCGATTCGCAAGACGGTCACCGCCGGTGGACGTCAATACACCTACACCGCTGGGCGCAACGACAACACCGGTCATGCCGATCTGGCGTGGGCGCTCTTTCACGCATTGCACAACGAACCGCTTGAGGGGCAGACAGCTGCCAATACCGGGCGGATGGAGATTTACTGATGACCGAACAACTCGCCAACCAGACGTTGTTGCCCGCAAACACACCCGCCGCCGGCGCGGGGACTCAGGTGTTCTCTTTCGGCGAGCCGACGCCGGTGTTGGGGGGCCGGGAGGTGTTCGACTACCTGGAGTGCTGGTTCAACGGCCGGTGGTATGAGCCGCCGTTGTCGCTGGACGGACTGGCCCGGTCGGTGGGAGCGAGTGTGCATCTGCATTCGGGGTTGATGTTCAAGCGCAACCTGCTGAGTAAGACGTTTATTCCGCATCCGCTGCTATCCAGGGCGTCGTTTGAACAGTTCGCCCTGGATTTTTTGTGCTTGGGCAATGGCTATCTTGAGGGGCGGCGTTCGAGGCTGGGCGGGGTTCGCAAACTTGAAACGCCGTTGGCCAAGTACATGCGTAAGGGGGCGGACGGTCAGTTCTACCAGGTGCGGGGGTGGAAGGACGAACACGCGTTTGAGCCGGGCAGCATTTTTCACCTGCGCGAGGCGGATCTGCACCAGGAGATTTACGGGCTGCCGGAATGGATCAGTGCGTTGCAGTCGGCGTTGTTGAATGAGTCGGCGACGTTGTTTCGGCGCAAGTATTACGAGAACGGAAGCCATGCGGGGTTCATCTTGTACATGACGGATGCGGCGCAGACCGAGGCGGATATTGATGCGTTGCGCAAGGCGTTGAAGGATTCGAAGGGGCCGGGGAATTTTCGGAATCTGTTTGTCTACTCACCGACTGGCAAGAAGGATGGGATTCAGTTGATTCCGGTGAGTGAGGTGGCGGCCAAGGACGAATTCAACTCGATCAAGAATCAGACCAGGGATGATGTATTGGCGAGCTTACGAATTCCGCCTCAATTGATGGGTATCGTTCCGCAGAACGCGGGCGGGTTTGGTTCGATCAGAGAGGCGGCGCAGATCTATGCGGCCAATGAGCTGGAGCCGATCCAGACGCGGATGTTGCAACTGAATGATTGGCTGGGGGAGGACGTGGTGCGCTTCAAAACCTATCAAGTGCCTGGAGAGGTCTAAAATCTGTAAGAAGCAAAGGTGGCGAGCCGGCGTGATAAGACCGACTCGCCTTTTCAAGTAGAAGCTATTTAACTGTACATAGATTGTCGAAATTGATCAGTCTTTTTATCTGGAAGTTGAATCCGAAACCATAATACCTTGATCCGTTTGATTGCTCCTCCTCTAAAAGTCCATTGAGGTTGGATTTATTTTCGATATTTAGTAATGGCTTTATTCTGTTGAAATATTGTTGCGACGTGGCTCTGTGGAATATTTCAAAAGCGCCCGGGAAATGTCCGAGGTAAACAAGGGTTCTCGGCCACCAGTGTCCAGATTTGTCGATGCTTACACGTACAAAAAGAATGAAGTCTGTTTGCATTAAGAGTCGGAAGTCAATGCCGGTACCATTGCTGTTTTCTTTTGTGATGTCCGCGCTTAACGAGGTTCTTGTTAAGTTAAGTCTTCTTGTTCTGTGGTCGAGACTTTCTGCGTGCTGGTCAAAGCACTCGCAATTCGTTAGGTACGGATTGCCTGTGTTTGATGTCTGCATGTAGTAAGGTTGGTTTATGAGTGTTGAGGCTGCTTGCAGTTTGTTATTTTTTATTAGAATTGTGATTGTGTATAAGAAGATTTCGCTGATTATGAATTTGAAGTTGTCAAAGTCGGTGCTACTGTAGTTGGATCTGCCATTTCGATTGTGAAAGTACGTAGTCAATGATTCTAAGAATCTGTGTGTGATTTCAGAAAACGTGTCCTGTGGCAAATACCGGCAAGAAGTATCCATGATCTGAAGTAGCTCGTTCCTCACAGGAACAAATGCCTGGATGCTATTAAAGACGCAATCATCAAATATGTCTTCATGTGACGGATTTATGCGTATCTGTTCCAGATTGTCTGAGAAGGTAGTTAGGTATTCCTCTAAGGCAGCAGCGGCGAAAGGCTTTTGGTCGCGGATTGCAGATGTCGCGCGTTTAAATAGTGCGGAAGTTCCTAGGTTTAAACTGGATTCGGAACTTAAGTATTCTGGTTTTTTACCGATTTCAGGCTTTTTGAATTGTGGCTGTCCATAAATGCATCGAATTAACGATTCAAATCCTTCTGCGTAACGATCAGGTTCGCTCAAATCTATATATAGGCGGGAGTGGTAAAACAAAGGGGTGTATGCATTTCCCTCTTCATCCTTCTCCGGAATTACAGCAATGAATCGTTCTTGATTGACTTGGTCGTATATTTTTTTTGATATTATCTGCGACTCTGTGCCAACTCCTCCTGAACGGTTGTCGGCTTTTTCAGTATAGACTTTGTCGGATATCATCAATACCTTGTCAATAGTTGGGTCTTTGACCATTTGCTCCATGAAATCTATAGAGTCTTGTCCAGGCTTTAAGTCCCATTTGTCAAGGATTACATTGATTCCCGATTCGATTAGTTCTTCGGCTAGGTCAAGTACCCAGCGTTCATGCGCGGGTGTTGACCAACTATAAGATATAAATACTTTCGGTTCGCTCATTGTCTAGCTTCCTTTCTGTTGTTTGTTGAAACTGATACTCGCATAAATAATTGACTGGCAGAATCGGTTGCGGCCATTGATTTTAGATATCGCATATGGCTCACCCCATTAAGTTTTCAGAGAAGACCGACTGGTGCCTAGGTCTTTGTCACAAATCCTTTTCCGGCGCAGATTAGGCAGTCTTCACATTGTCCGAATTGATCAAGGCACGATGGGCAGGTACAGAATCTGGCAAGCTCAATGAATGGGCGCAGCTTTTCGAAGGTGTGAACGTTGCGACATTCTTGGGCAACCTGCGCAATATCGATAAGGGCTCGGTAAATTTCCGGATCTCCGAGTGGTTCGTAAGTCTTGCCTTGGATGATGCGCGCTGTCTCGATCAACCTGTACTGCTGGCCGTCCGGCATCGTCAATGAAAGACCTTTGATCCTACCGGTCGATCCAGACATGTTGAGAGCAAGGTCCGCCCCATCTGCATTCGGGTACACCTTCCCGTCATAGGTGTGGGTGGGACCCGGAACTTCGTCTGTCGATTCATTAAAAATTGAGCGACTGATTGTCCCCGGGAGTTCGCCCGTACCGACCTTCAACGTCGTAACTCGAAGACCCTCGATATCGATCAGGGGAGTTTGAAGCTCTTCTACGGCGTGCCAATACGCCGCATCCGCCATCTCATTCATATCGAACTGCCAGAGCCGGTCGATCAGCCCCTCTGATGCCAATGTCGCCGCCATCGAGCGGAATGTTTCCCGGTGCGCCTCCTGGTTCTGCATTCGGAACTCGTGGTCGTCGAGGGTCGAGCGCCACTGCTGAAGCCTGAGCGCTTTGACCTGGTCGAAATTTATGAGAGCGGGTCGCTGTACAAGTACTGGTTGTTTGTACAGAAATCTACGCATGGGCACGACGCGAGTGCAAGGCGACGAGCTGCCAAAAAAATGGAGGAGTGACCTGCCACAATCGTCCGGTGCGGGCACCTTCACGCCTGGCGCGCGCTGTCGTCCCCCCACCTCGCCTGCGGGCTAAATGGGTCTTTTTTTCCGCACTTCTGCGCTCTGATCAGCGCCAGTCATGCTGGGCGCTTAATTGGAATTTTGGTGAGACTGAAACCCTGCGAAACCCTGCAAAGGTGGGGGAGTGACTTAAGAGCCGGGGAGCGCACCGTAGGCTTTTTCAGGAACGGTGTCGGAAAAAGGTAATTTAGTATTTCAGTAGGGGTAATACGGCTGAAAGCCCCGTGCTCACTGGGTTTTCCGGATTACTTGATTAGGTTATTTTTAGTAATGCTTTAGGTAATTTGTTCGTAACTCATTGATTTATAATGGTTTGATCATAATGAAAGATTACCTATAAGAAGAGTAATTCCATTACCTTAAAATTACTTGGTTATTACCTTTCCGTTTTCGTATCAAAGCCTTGAAAACAAAGGCCTCTAGCCCACAATCAGGCCTACGTTACCAACATTACTCTTTTCCGATGGTTCACCCGAAAAACGTTTCCTCCCCATGTGCACGGTTACGACTTCAGTCGCCGTACAAATCCATGGGAACGCCATGGGAATGCTTGCGCGCTAACTAACGCCGCGAAACCCTTATAAACCGGGGCCTCATTCGCCGAAAAACACGATCGGGTGCTTTCGAATCTCTCCTTCACCGCCAAATTCGATATACACAAAACCCCTGGTTTCGAGAGAAGTCAGGGGTTTTGTGGTTTCTGGCGTCTGGATTTCATGCATTAGACTGCAAACTCCTCGAGCGGAATTCAGCCATCGTGTCAGTTACCGTCGTTTCACTTCATTGATGACAGCTCT